CGAAATTCTACTAGAGCCTTCACTTTGGTTCCATCCTTCCGTGATTGAGGAAATTCCTTCTTTAACCGAACGGGTGTTACATCCTGTCCGGCGTAGAAATCTCCTCCACAAGACTCTCGGAACTTGCCGTTCCAAAAAGACTTGCGATCGTTAACCTTGAAGCCAAATGCCTCAAGATGATCGATCACGGATATGACACAGTCTGTGGGGACAATGATGTCGTCCCCATAGACACGCACTTTACCACGGAGCTCTTTCAAATAGCTCCGCGTAAGCGGTCTACCCTGTGCATTTGAAACTCCCATCAAGACGATGATCAAGAAAACCATCGCCTCGAACGGGAAACACAGGGCGGAACCCATAGACGCAAACTTCCGTAGGTTGGGGATACACAATCCCAACTCGGAAATTTCTGCTCTGCTACTCCTCGTAGCATCAACCGCAGCGGCAAGCCACGGGTGATTCTCGAGAATTAGCTTTACAAGCAGATAAGGAACACGGTCACTTGCTTCCTTTAGATCAAGGGTAGCAAGCATACCTGTTAGGGAACCATCACGAGCCAAATCCCGGTTAGGGACTTGGTCCGTGAAACCAAGGAGGCCAGAACATGGCTCCTCTGGGTCTTCTAACTCTAGGACTAAACGACGGAGTATGCCCTGCTGCATGAACTGCATGTAGGACGGCTCCATCGCTATTACCCTAGGGCTCCTTAGCGTTTTAGGTACTGAGATCACCTTAACAGGCATCTCTTTACCAGGTTCAAGGAACTCGATCTGGTCAAGGAGGTCGAAGTGCCTCCAGATCGGAAGGACGAACTCCCCATATGGGAAGACGCTTTCCAATCTCTGAGTCCATTGCGGCATTCTGAACTTGTTGTTCCCAACAAGTCCATCTGCCGTAGACCCAGGACCATGAGCAGGCTGAATAGCACCAGTATAGACATCGCTGTCCACACTAGTGCAAACATCAGCAAACAGCAGCCGGGAGGTCCGGGAGAAGCTCTGTAAGAGCGCCTCTGGGACCGTACTTTCCCATGCTTCAAGTTCCTTCTCACATTCTACGTAGGCCTGCATCGCGCGAACTACACGTGAATCACTACACGGAAGTTCGATCTTTGCAAACAGGTTAGTTAACTGCCTGATCGCGAAGATGCAATCGATGCTTGGCATCGGTAGAAGTTGACCACTTACCTCATCGAACACTTGACGCATGAAACCCTGTAGGAATACAGGGACCATGTAGGTGTTCGGACCTTTCCTTGAAAACTTGAAAGGTCTGAACTCCCGGAGGTCAACATAACCTCGGTCGAGAGCTTTTTCAAACTCTTTTCCGAAGTCGGGAAGGGTTATCGTTAGGAACGAAAACCCTTCGTGTTCGACACGACGTTTGACGGTTTTAATGTCAAACGTAGTGCAAGTGTGGCACCACTCCGCCAATTCTTCAGCGGAGATGCACCATAGATCTATCAGGCTTTTCATGCTTCCTCAATTCATCATTGGGGTAACGCATCCTTAGTCACAATAGATCTGCATCTCTTACGAGGACAGTCGTTAAAGACTGCATCCGCTAGCAGAACTGATTACTCAGTTCTGTCCCTGAACAAGCTTCAGGGCATTCGCGTTCGTCGAAGCCGTGAGCCACGCAGTAAGCGCGTTCACGGAAAGCACTGCAGTAGCGGGATCTACGATCCCGTTAGTTGCAGGCGTATCGACGACGAGGTACACAGACGTCGACTCATAAGCCGACGTGCCGGTTACGAAAGGACTGGGATTAACCAGTCCCACGTTCAAACGCGCCATACGGCGCGTTCGACGGCCGTACTGGTGACTCAACTCCAAAGCGAAGTCAGAGCCACCAGTGCCTGTTGCGTAGAAACGCCCAGAGTTAACTCCGGACGAAACACGCACCAGACTCTGTGCAACCGCGTTATATGTAACGGATTGCGGATCGGCATACGCCATGTGACAGATCTCCTAGTGAGTGATGTCATATCTGACATCGTGATGGTTCTGGAGGCTTATGACGCTCCAGTTCGCCATTCACTACCAGTGGCTAACGCCAACGGCAGCAAGGATCGCCTTCTGTTGTAAAGTCAAACCAAC